GTGTTAGGCGCGATAATTATCTTTTCTTTTGTAGGTTTAAATACAACACGAATAGCACTTTGTCCAATTATATTTGACTCTTGCACTTCAATTCTTTTTATCTCTTCAAGGTGTCCACTAACTTCCATATAAACTTTAGCATTGGAAACAGCATTTCCTTTTTTACCATCAGTGAACTGATCCAGATACTCTTGCAAGTGCTTGACGTACATCTTTTAATTCCTTTCTTAAATTTTTTATAAGGGATCCAGACTGTCTGCATTTACCTTTTAAAAATTCAACTTGTTTAGTTAGTCTTTCTATTACTTCCTCTAAATCGTTAGGACCTCTGTGTATATTCATTATTGACTTTATAGGATAGTTACCTTAAATTGTCAATCATGGGAGTACCTAAAAGATTAACAGAAATGCAAAGAAGGTTTGCCGAGTTTTTAGTATTTGGTGGACCGGACGGACCAATGACACAAACAGAAGCGGCTACAGCTGCTGGGTATAGTCCTAAACGTGCAAGACAAGAAGGATCAGAACTCACCAATCCAAAACTATCACCGCTAGTTGTTAAGTACATCGGTGAACTTAGAGAAGAAAGACTTCGTAAACATGAAGTGACTTACGAGGGTCACGTTGCTGAACTTGCTAGACTCAGAGAGGCTGCTTTGAAGAAAGGTTCTTTCTCTTCTGCTGTAAATGCTGAAGCAAATCGAGGAAAGGCAGCAGGACTATACATAGACAGAAAAATAATAAAAACTGGTAAACTAGAAGATATGTCAGAACAAGAATTAGAAGCGAAGATGAAACAAATTTTAGACGACTATTCACAAATAATTGATGTTACCCCAACTTCTGAATCTTCTTTACCCAAGCCCGAGGAATCATAGTTCTATCACCAAAACTATAACCATCTTCATCTTTATCATAAGATGCAAATAATTTTATTGAGTCTTTATCTTTCGAATACAACCAACCTTCGTTAACAGGTCTTGCAAGTTTCATTTTATCAAACTCTTTTTCATTAGCCCAGCCCGAATCGCTCACACAGTCGATCCACTCCACTCGGACTTTTGGATAAGGTATGTCGGGAGTTCCAATTGAGGCAACAGCTTTTCTTCTTTTCCTAGGCATGAAGAAACATTTATCACATGCACCATAATTCGTCTAGTTGCCATATTTATGCCACAATTGAAAATTCGACACCTAAACGAGTAAAATTTTTTTTTTGCGCTAAAAAAATAAAAAAAGTTGAGAGGTATCGAAAATGTCCAAAATTGAGCTATAACCGTTGGTATTATTGAATAGTAGCTTCGACACCCCCCCCGTCGCAAGGGTATCGCAAGGGTATCGCAAGTGTCGAAAAAATTGGGGTAAACCGTGAACAAACGTCTGTTACCCTGAATTTGCGACACCTTTGCGACACCCAATCGACACCCAATCGACACCCTGGGTATCGCAATTATAAGATCTCTCTTGCCTTATTCTTGCCATAATGTAGCTCCATTACTGCCATCTTTTCTTCCGCAAGACCCAATTGATGTAACAGCTTATCGACCTCTCCTGTGATGTCCGAGTGTTCCGGGATCAGTAGTTCTTGCTGACTGTAGCATTCAATCTTGTACTTTGCGTCCTCAATCTCTGCTTGATATCTTTTTGTCAGCACGTTCTTTAGCCTCTCGTTCATATATCTCCTCCTTATCTTTTAAAACTTTTTCTAGTCTATGTATCAAGTGTGATAAGTTTAATCGTGTAAGAGCCTTTGATGCTTTTACAGCTGCATTAAAATTATCATCTTGATGTTTTTTTATTTTATTTCTTGTTTGTACTTCTGGTATTCCCCATCTAGTTTGATCTGTCATAGTTTCTTTTTCAACTCCTCAAGATATTCTTCGTTCTCTTTTTGAGTGTTATACTTCTCCTTTTCATTAAATTTTAGGTCATGATACATGTCTAATCTCTTCAAAAACTTATGTTTATATTGTCTTAATTCATGGTCCGTGATCCGAAATTCTTGATAATATAGGTCAGGAGTACACATCATTATCACTCCTTGACGTATCGATGACCCGTGCACATAATCATGTGCCATGGCGTACGCTGCAATTTGAAGATAATAATCTTCAATCCATTCTTTCTTCTTCGGTCTATTCGATTGTTTAAAGTCTACAATGCTCTCCAAACCATTATGATTACAAACCAAGTCAGTAGACCCAGCGTATAGCCCAGGATAAAACAAAGTGACTTCGGAACCATAATACTCTTCAACTGGCGCAAGACCAATCTCAATAACTTTTTCGGCCATGGGCTTCGCCGCCTGTCCGAGTTCCGTAAGATCATCGTATCCAGTGCCTGTAATATAGGCTTCCAGGAACTTGTGCATGCTAGTCCCTCTCCGTGATGATAGATTCTTAATTCGTTCAGCTTCTTGTTCTCCAACTTTAGCCTTCCAATCTTTTATAAATTGTTGATCTTTGGTGGCGCCTAATATCGTAGTTACACTAGGAAGTCTAGAACCATTTACATCATAGAGCCGTGTTCCGTGGTCCTCGATCTGTGTACCAGTAACATACTGGTATTTATTATTAAACTTTATCTGTTTACCAATGTTATGGTATTCCTGTATGTCTTTATCTTCCATCATCTTCATCGTTTTTCATAACTTCATTAATAATTATATAAGCAACGATAGATCCAACTATCAATGCACCCATACTAAGTATAAACATACCTAGTCCGTGATAGAAACTCATTCTAAACTCATCGCCTCTCTATACTTTTTTAAGTCAACGACCTTACCACTTATTAATTTACTATCACCGTAGTGATCAATAATCTTTTGTATTTTATCTAATTTAGTGTGAGAATAGGGCCAGAATAATCTAGCAACGTAATAAGCATCTCTAAAACCACAACGCCATCGCCATTGTTTTTTCTTAGCAAGAGAACCTTTACCGTTTTTTCTAGGTCCAACAGTTCCAACTCCTAATACTTCGTGTATGTATCTAATAGTAGACTCATCGGTCATAGCTACTTCCATACGTATAGACCATGTTGGGTAATACTTTTCACAAGGTCTTCTCCTCCTCATGTATTGTTTGTATTGAATATTTCCTTCACCATCAAACAACCCTGCAATATATGCAATGTCTGTTTCGCTAATCAATGTAATACTCTCTCTTCCTCTTCATATTCATAGTGCTCACCTTGAGAATCACACTCCCAACATTGATGCACTGATAAATCATAATCGTGTATGTTATGTATTCTTACGTAACCGTTGCCTTTGCAAACTTGACAAATGTAAGTTTTTTTAACTTTTTTTGAGTTTGCCATTTAATTTCTTTGCTTTCTCGTTTGCTATTGCTTCGATAGTCTTAGCGACGGATAATTTTGCATCGGGCAATATAACCTTCGACAACGTCTCTAAAACCTTGTATGTTTCTTTTGATAGAGAAACATTTTTGTATTTACTCATGTCTGTCATTTGTGTTTCCTTTCATATTGAAAATGTAATATAGGTGATAATATAGGATTGTCAATGAAAATATTATTAAGTATGGTAATTTGTTCACAAGTTGCAAATACTTGTCTACCACCACACCCGTGGCCACAATTATTTAATGATACGTACGATTGTTTACAATTTGGATACCAAGAATCATACAAAAAATTAGAAGAAATCGGCAGAAAAAATGTTAACAAACACGGCATATACATTAAGTTTGATTGTTATCCATCAGATAATATTTGACATTTTAAACCATAAGTGGTAGTGCGAAAGAATCTTCTCACCATTACCTACCCTTACTATTCCCTCTCTCAAGGGTAGGTGTTTGTAATTTTGTCTGGATCTTGAAAACATTGATAGCCAAAGAACGTGCGCCCTGATCCGTCATTCAATACCCATCTATTTATATCTTCAAAGTATGTAGATATTGCTTCTCTGTGTTGATCGCCAAAGCCTAGACACTCAAACAGTGTCATTTTTCTTGTAAACTCTAATACTTCCTTTACTACCAAACCTTCCTGGTTTAACAATAATAGTATAATGAAGTGCACTGGTTCTTCCATAACGCTCCTCTACTAATTTATTCCATTGATCCTTATGTTTTGGATCTTTGGTTTTGTTATACAGATTTGCGAGCTTGTCTAGTTGGTCTTGTGTAGTCTTTGACACTTGTTCCCCATTTCACAATGCTTTTAAATTTAGGTGCATGCAAATCCATATTAACACCATACGGTTTCCATGCTTTTTTTACAAG